TGGCGAACTCAAAGCGCAGAGATTAGTTACATTTTTGTCTTGCATCTACCAAGGGAATCTGCTACACTCTCCAACCATGAAAGACTGCACATCATGCCCACATCGAGCCGAAATCAACCCACAGTACGCAGATATGCCTTACGAGGAAATCGCGTGCTCTTCTTGTAAACTAACCGAGCCGCCTCGTCATGGCATGATCGAGTACGGCGATCAGTTTGAGCATCCATCAGAACACACATGGGCAATAATCGACGCATACGATAGCGAATTACCCACCGAGGGCGCTGCACAGCTCACAAGCTATCTGATGGCATCTGACTGCGACAGAGCCTTTCAGCGCATGCAACCACCCAATGATGTGGTTAAGCGCTTTGTAGGGGTATTCAAGGCCTCCCAGGAGCCCGATATAATCGACGCGGTTATGCGGTGGCATAGAACGCTAGAGGCTAATGGGCGGGATCGAGGCCGTTCTCGCGTTGCTCAGCACAAGGCTATGCGGAAGATTAAGGCTGTGATTGCTTCGTTGACGGAGGTTGAGAGTCGGTTATGGTGAACTATTGTTCACTTACTAAACATTAGTTACATTTTTGTAGTATTACGAAAAGGAGCGATCGTAACACGATGAACAAGGGACAGAAGGCATTTCTAGAAGAGTGGCTAAACACGCATGATCGTATAAAATCCTTAGCGGCAGGGGGTTATCAAACAGACAACAGACAGACCGCAATGATTCAGTTCCGGCGGCTCATGCAGAGGGAGGACATTCAGGATGCACTGAAACACCGCGACACGCGTCAAACAGACACCGAAAGGGACGAATTAACGGCCTTTTGCTGGGAAGGCATACGTGATACAGGCATAACCACAAAGGATAAGGCATCCCTGGCGCGCTTGTTGTCGCAGCTCAAGGGATGGGACAAGGAACCGAAGCACGACGACGATGAATTACAGCCGCCAACCTTCCAGTTCATGCCGTTTCAGCCCGAAGGATGCGGTCCGGTTGTGCCCGATGATGTTTGATTGTGTGGTTTTCGTGGTGGTTTGGGTACTCAATAACCACATTCGTTCGCGGGTTTGCGAAACGTCCCGCCATCATTGAACATTACGATTCACCTGTGTAGACATAGTGGATAATATGCGACGTTGGGTATCCATACAAAGAGCTTTGCGATACAGAGTGGAGCGCCATGCTTTGGCACCCCCAAGGACGCCCCCACACCGTGGTAGCGGGGGCCTACTGGCGCGATAGGCACAAACCATATTTTTTCAAGTATACATTGGGTTATTTCAGAAAAAAAGAACGGAGTAAACAATGGGCCTAACCCTATCCCCAAAGCAAATCGAAAGCTGGCGGCTACTGGCTGACCCCCAGAAAAAGAGAGTAATGCTCGATGGTGGCGGCAGAAGCGGGAAAACGGCGGTACTGGCTGAGTGGTTGACAGAAACCGCGTTGTGCTTTCCTGGTAGTTGGCATGCCATTCTGAGAAAGCACCGCGCGCACTGTAAGCAGGCACTATGGAACGGCACGTTCACCAAGTATCTTGATGAGTTTATCAAGAAGAGCAAGCGGAAATACACGCTTAACAAAGACGAGTTGAGCATCACTTTTGACAATGGCAGCAGGATACTGTTTGACGGGTGCGACGATGAGGCGCGGGTGCGGAACCTGTATGGCAACGAGTATATGACCATTTGGTTCAATGAGGCTAGTGAGTTTACCTGGCCGGTGGTGGATCAGTTGTTTTCGAGGTGCGTTCAGCGGTGCGTGAGCGATCCCAAACTGACGGTTGGCGGCGGACAGGTTGGAACGTGCAAGGTGGTGATGGATGCGAACCCGAAGGGGCCGAGGCACTGGCTTTATCGGGTGGGTGTGCAGAATGTTAATCCTGAGACGGGGGAGCGGTTGCCGGATGCTGATAACTGGGGGCGATTGGGTGGGTGGAGTCCGTATGATAACAGGGAGAATTTGAGCCCTGACGCTATTAAGACGTATGAGGCGATGACGGGGATTACACGGCGGCGGATGCTGGAGGGGGAATGGTGCTCGCAAGAAGGGCTAATTTACAACACGTTTGACGAAGATGTGCATGTTTGCAAGCAGTGTGAGCACAGGACCGCGCCAGCTATGTGTCCCAGGATGTGGAATGTGGAGAAGAAGCGGTGGAGGGGGAATCTGGCTTACAGGAGCATTGACTTCGGGTTCAGAGACCCGTTTGTGTGCGGCTGGTGGGGTATGGTTGACGGCGCGCTGCTGATGTATCGGGAAAGGTATGTGCGCGGGAAGATTGTTGCGGACCATGCGCGGCAGATTAAGAGGGTGAGCGAGGGCGAGCGGATAAGCGTGACGTGGGCGGACCATGACGCGGAAGATGCGGAGACTTTGCGGCGCGAGGGGATACCGACGCGGAAGGCGAAGAAGGACAGGCCGATAAGCGCGGGGATTGATCGGGTGCTGAAGCGGTTAAAGCTGGATAAGGGGACGGGGCGGCCCGCGTTGGAGGTTTGCCAGTATTGTACGAGTACGCTGGGGGAAATTGGGAGTTATGTGTGGGACCAGCAGAAGGAGCAACCGGCGTCTGGGCAGGATGATCATAGTATGGACCAGATGCGGTATTTGGTGGCGGGGATTGATGGGGTGAGTAGGAGTAGTGTGATTTATACGTAACAGTTAACATTCCCGCCATTAAGTGAGGCGAACCATGCCAAAAAGGGGCACTTTATGACGAAAGAACAACTGGACATCATCGCGAACCGGAAACACCGGATTATTGATTCGCGAATGGAGAAGCTGGACCTTAACCTACTGGCGCTGAAGGGCGGGCGACCGTATATTGATCGACGGCTGACGCGATTCCCTGGCGAAAGCTCGATTGATTGGAGCGGAACCGCAAGCGAGCAGATGAAGACGCGGTTTGAGAGCACGGGGGTAAGGGTTGCGGGGCGGAAACATCGCGCTTATCTGGTGAACCACGCGGCGCGGATTGCTGAGAAGATTCGGCAGTATGTTTTTGCCAAGCCGCCGAACAGAAACCAGAAGAATCAAGAGCTGGTGATGGATATCACACGCAGGGGCGATAGCCTCAATGCGTTTATGGGCGATGTGCTGGGCATGCTCGTAGCGGTTAAGTGGTGCTGGATTGGAATTGACGCGCCGCAGGTTGAGGGCGAATTGAGCAAAGCGGCGGCGGAAGCGGAGAAGGTTCGGCCATATTGGAACCTATACAGCCCGTTAGAGGTGGTGGATTGGCACTTTGACGCGAAAGGGGAGCTAACTTGGTTGCTGACCGAGGGCACCGCATGGGATAACACGAACCCCTTGGCGGAGAGTCACGAGCGGACGATACGCAGGCTGTGGACTCCTGGCGAGGTGACGGAGTTTGAGATTGAGCATGGCAAGGGCGGGACCGCTTCGGAGGTTAAGGGGCAACCGGTTAGCATTCCGATCAAGTTCGATAAGATTCCGTTTGTTCTGTGTGGCGAAGTCAGTGGCGATCCTCATTGGTATGATGATGTTGAGGACGTGCAACGTGCGATTTTGGATATGGAGAGCATGCTTGACACGATGTTCTCAAAGGCCGTGTTTGCGCAAATGGTTCTCCCGAAGTCCTTGGTTGATGAGATTGCGGGCGAAAATCAGGGCGCGGATATTGGTAAGAAGGTGGCGGCGATCGTTGGATTGTCGAACGCGATTTGCGAGAGCGAGAACGACAAGGGCATTACGCGATATATTGGACCGCCTAGCGGTAGTGTGACGGCGCACCAGACCGAGCTGGAACGGAAGCGCGCCGTACTATTTGACACGGTTGGCTTGCACCTTGGTTTCACTAAGAACTTCAGCGAATCTGCGGACGCCAAGCAATATGACCACCTTGACCCGCAAGCGGTGCTGAGGAACTATGCGCAACAGATTGCAGAGGCCGAGACCAAGGCATGGAAGCTGACACACGAATGGGACGAAACCTATGATGTGGTAGAGCCTGAGTATGCTGATAAATTCCGCGTTAGCAACATCTATGAAGACTTCAAAAGTATTGTCTTGGCGGCTGGCATGGATTTACCGGACAGCGCCCGCCGAATCGTGGCACGGGCTGCGCTTGATGGGCTGCTAGAGATTTCAAGCCTGCGGTTGAACCCGAAGGAATATTCCAAGGTCATCAAGGACATTGAGGGCATGGAGTTTGAAGAGATGCTAGCGCTTGGACCTGGAACTATGGCAGGCAAGACGATTGCCGGTGTTGAAAAGCAGGCAACTGACGACGGCGAAGGCGTGAGAGAAAGCGGGGCTGAGTAATGGCAACGAGTTTGAGCGGAAAATTCAAGTTTCAGGCGCAATTGACGCATGTGGGGGATACGGACCTATCCACGCTGGAGGATAAGATTGACGGCACCAATTTGCCGAGCTGGGTAGTGGCGAATGGGACCGGCGCGAATCAGGCAGACTTGATTTGGCACGATCAGCGCACGCTGGCATTGAGCACGAGCGAGGATTTGGACCTTGCGGGAAGTTTGACGGATGCGTTTGGTGCTACCGTAACGTTCGCGCGCGTCAAGGGCATTGTGGTTTATGCGGCGTCAGGTAACGGGGATAATATCCAAGTTGGTGGCGCGGCTAGTAATCAATTCATTAACTGGGTGGCAAACTCTAGCGATATCATCAACGTTCGGCCAGGCGGCACGTTCGCCTTGATTGCGCCTGATGCCGTGGCTTATGCGGTGACGGCGGGGACTGGTGATTTACTGAGGATTACGAATGCGGATAGCGGTGATGCGGCCACGTATGACATTTATATTATAGGAGCGAGCGCGTAATGAGAAAGCTACTGGCGGGTTTTGTGTTGTTGGCGGGTTTTGTGTTATTGGCAGGAATCGTGCAAGCCGGAGAGCTTGTTGATATTAATAGTTCTCGCGTTACGCTGCCAGTGGCGGCGGATAGTGATATATCTACGGTGAACGCAACCACATCCACGCTTGATGCTGCTGGGGTATTCACCGGAACCGCCGAGGATATTAGCGATTACGCTGGCGCGATCGTCACCGTCTACAGCGATCAGGCTAGCGCAACGGACGGCTTGGCTATTGAGTGGTCACCAGACGGCACGAACTGGGACGGCAGCGATGTGTTTACAATTCCAGCGGCTACGCAAAAGACGTTCAGCTTTCAGCCTGTTTGCCAGTATATGCGGGTGAAGTACACTAATGGCGGGACCACGCAAACTGTGTTCAGGCTGCAGACGCAACTCAAGGCAACCAACTTTAAGCCCAGCTCGCACCGCATTTCTGACGCGATCGTTGATGAGGACGATGCAGAGTTGGTGATGGCCGTCATCACCGCAGAGAAAGACGGCAACGGCTTTGACCATGTACGATCAACGGCAGACGGCAACCTGAAGGTGGCGAACGTAGAGAACGGCTTGAGTATCGCCAAGGGCGACGTGACAGGGCATAGCGTAGTGCATAAGTTCGGCAACGCGCCAGACTTCGACTATGACAGCGGCTCCGAGTTCACGATCTGGGACGGAGCTGACGACGGGACCGCGTGGGAAAATGCGCGCTACGACTACAGCACCACGGCGGCGATTGACACCATAAGCTCCAGCGACAACTCCGACACGGTGGACATTGAGATTCAGGGGCTGGGAGCAAGCACGAACCTAGTAATACAGACCGTTACGCTGTCGGGGACAAACGCAGTCCCGCTCGTGACGCCGCTGCTTCGTGTGTTCCGCGGAAAGAATGTCAACGGATCTGCTTTCGCGGGTCACGTCGTGGCGTATGAAAGCACGCCCATAGCGGCAGGCGTTCCGGTGGACAAGAGCAAGATTCGCCTTGTGATCCAGCCTGATAACCAGCAGACCGAAATGGCGCTCTACACGGTCCCGGCAGGCAAGACCGCGTATATCAGGAGCCTAGACTACGCGACGGCGGGGGCGAGCAAGACGTCAAGCTACATCTGCCGCCTATACGCACGCAGCCCTGGGGGCGTGTTCAGGCTGCAAAAGAAGATTGCACTACAGGACGGCGGCTCGACTCTCACGCAGTACACCTACACGGACCCGCCAGCGTACACGGCCGGAACCGATCTTGAGATGACCGTGCAGCTCACGGCCACCGGTGCGGCTGCGGCCAGTGTGTCGGGTGGGTTTGATATGGTGCTAGTGGATGACTAGCGGTTAACACTTTCGCTATTCTTATGAAGGGCAACGCAGCTTTTCTGCGGGGACGGATACCATAGCCGTGAATCTATGGGGTGACCGCAACACGGTCTAAAAGATGGGGATGGTCTGTGAAACTAAAGGACTTGCTGGCAAAGCTGGCAAAAGGCGAGGAGTTGGGCGACGAGGAAAAGGCGTTTCTGGAATCGTATGAAGAGCCGGACATTGATGCATTGGCGAATGCCAAAAGCAAAAAAGAACGGATAAAGCACGAGAAAGAGCGCGCGGAACTTGAAGCGAAACTTAACGAACTAACCGAATCGCTTGAAGAGGCGCAAACGGGCG